AAAAGGACGGGAAAAGTTTTATTGTAAAACTGAGAGTTTACAACCCGGGATTACAATCTAAACTACTCGGTTTCATTAACCTTGTAAAAAATGACAATCTGGTATTTATCGTTCCCGACTGCAATAGTGGCCTTTTCCTATTAGGGGATGAATTACGCCCTGCTATTCTTGACAGTATGGACGGGATGACCACCGGACAAAAGACCGAAGAGCGTCCTGGTGCCGGAATGATCTTCACATACAAAACACCTGGGATATTCCGGTATAAAGGTAATATCCCAACTGTAATTGTTCCCACGACTATTCGTGCATGTTGTCCGGACGGAGTAGATGATTACCTGTCTTTTAATGCCGGCATTACAAAAAACTTGTTTATGCCGACAGATAATAAAAAGCTGATTTGCGTAATGGATTTGATTCCTGGGGATTCTACTTTCGAATTTAAAATGAAAGATACATTCTTATATAATTTCAGTTTGATTGATGGTAATGCTGTACTTTGGCTATTTATAAACGGAACTGGATATGCAATTATATTTCAGTCTGGAAAGAATGGAAATGAACGCATAAAAGTCAGGATGGAATTAGGACTTGAAAATAATGCTCCGATTTTTACTGCATTTGTGAATGATATACTGGTAGAGTCAGCAATGGAATCAACAGAAGATATTATCGCACCTACCGAAGATGCGATGAATATTTTGACAGCTCGTGGCGGATATTTTAGTGGAAAATTATTTTCGTTTGAAATATTCCAAGAAAAAACGCCAATTACAAAATGGAATTTTCAGGGAGAAATTCCGGGTGAATGCCTAAAAAATAAATTAAGTACTATGTTTGCACTTACTGCCAACAACGTCGATGATATGAGCCAGTTTATCAAAGACATCCCTATTCCTGCATAACCAGAACCGTCTAAAAGACGGTTCATTTTAATACACATTATGATTGAAATGTTCGTAAACGACCAGGCTTTAACTCTGCCTGATGATTTAAATATCCGGATTGAACTGAACTTCCCGACTTTCGAAAGTGATGTCATTCCGGCAAGTATCATTTATCATTTTGATTTACCATTTCTCGGAAATGAATCAATTTTAAATTACAGCAACCATATCGAAGTAATGGGGAAATTCTATGAATATCCCTGGCGAATGAACTTTGACGGAATAAACCTGTTTTCCGGAAAACTGATTGTAACATCTGTTGCTGAAGTCTTCCGATGTGCTGTAACTTTACGACAGCTCCCTGCCGATTTTGCCGATAAGAATATTGATAGCTTCACATTTCCTACCTTGCAATTAGTTCCTACAGGCTCTGGAATCAACAATACATCCCAAATCCCGGGAATCACACATAAATTATTTACACTCCCCAAAATATACGCACCGGAACTGTTTTCGTCCAATCCGGCATGGTGTAAAATTGTCAACCGTTTTCCATCTACCGAACAGAACCGGTACAGCGAAAGTGCAATTCCAATATTCTACGTATTTAAAATCCTCGAAATAATATTTACTTCAGAAGATTTTTTCGTAGCATATAGCGATTCAGCTTTAGCAAAAAATTCCCTGATTTTCGATTCATTATTATTCTTCAATAACTACACTCTCGATACATCTCCGGAAGAATACGTCGGAACATCATCTTTAAATATATATTACTACAAGAATAATATATATCCCAAAAATCATTTGCCTGCCATTAGTGTAAATAGTGTATTGGTCGGCCTGAAACAAATGTTTACCCTGACCACCTTTGTCGATAACCAGACCAACATGGTTCAGTTTCTGTTTTTCAAAGATATTGCGGATTCGAAAATCCTCGATCTCTCCGATATTGTTTTGGACGGCCATGAGGTTCTGATCAACGAACCGACCGCGTTTCATTTAAAATTCAGTGACGACGATTACAAGGTCGATGGCCCTGTAACCGCTTACGGGACACTCAGCCACGCCGGTACTCCAAGCCGCGAAGATTTACTGATAAGTGTGCAGGCTGTAAACAGCTATTATAAATCAGTTCCGGGCTCTGATTTCACCCCGGGGGGTGACGTGATCGACATCCTGGAATGGAAAAGAGTGGGTAACAGCTTCTTCCCTCTGAAAACTAATCCCGATCTCTCAAAAACAGAAGAGGTATCGATCGAAGCATCTCCTATGCCAATGGATTATTTCGCAAATACCCCCTATCCATTTTACGAAGAAGGAGGTGTTTCCCCACGTTTCGCGCCAGACGCTTCCAAAACAGATAAACTAATCTTCTTTTTTACCGATAAATTGAATCGGAACCTGGGAACATCATCGGAAATACAATCTAATGGAACTGTCTATTCCGACCGTCCGGGATTAAAAATAGGCACCTCATACGGTCTATATAACAAACTACTCAAACCCTGGTACGATTTCCTTGAAAACGCAAACGAATATACTTTTTCTTTCAAATGTTCCATTGAGGATATCCTTCGGATCATTCCGATTTTCGGATATCAGGAAGCAAGTACACGAGACCAGATCCGCCGGATCCGGGTCCGGAATCAAGTCTATATCCCCAAACAATTCACATTCGAACTGACTCATACAAAAATAACCTGTCAGGCAAAACTCATGAAAGATGACGGAAATCATTGAAAATATTGAATCATTCAACAAAGATATCGTCTCCTGGGGACACCGGACCCGACAGACCATCCTGGGAAAGATCCCAAAGGGCCGGCATGCTTCAGGTGCAAAAGAAGAACCACTGGCCCGTTCATTCCGAATGAATACTTCAAAAACATTCGGAGAAATCGACCGGATCGGTTTTTCTTTCAGCCTGCATGGCGTTTTCCTGCAAAAAGGAGTCGGACGGGGTTATATTTCCAAAAACGGTGTCGTTATGCGAGGCGAACGGATAAATCATTCCAGAAATCCCAAAACAAAATCAACCGACTTCAGAACCATTCCCGGCGTTATCTCCAGGCGCAAACTGGATTGGTTCAACGGTCCATTGCAATCCAGATTCGAAAACTTATCGGATCTTG